AAAGAAACTCTTGACGAAAAATTCAGAGCTTTCAATTTTAAGGTTGACTTATCTAAGTATAAGACTTATGATATAGGCGAGAAGTCGGGGCAAGATAGTGATGCGCTCCGCAAAACCAAAACAATAAAAGACTTTTTAAATGAGTGATAACATAGAACCAGCAAACATCCTTGACAATTTTCTAAAAGCGAACAAGGACGATCATTTTAATTTTGAAGACACTGTAGAATATAAAGTCTCCAGTGGTTCTTTGCAGTTAGATTACCATCTTGCAGGAGGCTTCGGTCCTGGGTTGCATCGATTCACAGGAGTTAATGAAGGTGGCAAAACCTCTGAATCTTTGCAGGTTTTGAAGAACTTTTTAACAAGTGTAGATAAATCTAGAGGTGTGTATATCAAAGCGGAAGGAAGGTTAGGTCCAGAAGTAAAGGAAAGATCTGGGGTTAAATTTGTGTTTTCTCCAGAAGAGTGGGTAGATGGAACTTGTTTCGTTTTTGAGAGTAATGTTTACGAAGCAGCTATGACTCTAATTAGACAGTTGATCACCAATAATGACGATAAGATCAAATATTGCTTCATCCTAGATTCTGTAGATGGCTTAATCAAGAAGGATGATTTAGCCAAAGGCTTTGAAGAGAGTAGTAAGGTGGCGGGTGGTGCGGTTATAGCTTCTGATTTTTGCAAAAAAACTAGCACCGCTTTAGGCAAAAGAGGACATATGGCTATCTTCATCAGCCAAGTTCGAGCAGATATTAAACTAGATCCTTATTCAAAAGCGCCTGTTCGACAGACTACAGCTACAGGAGGCAATGCATTGTTGCACTTCGCTAACAATATCATGGAATTCGAACCTAGATTTAAAGGCGATTTGATTTTAAAAAATCCGACTGTAAAAACTATAGACTCTAAAAAGAATCCGATCATTGGACATCACGCTAAAGTGACAATTAAAAAATCTGCTCATGAAAATACCAACATGACTATTTCTTATCCCATAAAATATGGGCGCATTAATGGCACATCTATTTGGGTAGAAAAAGAAGTCGTAGACTTGCTATATGCTTGGGAGTTTATGCAGAAGAAAGGGGCTTGGATTAAACCTACAGAAGAGTTCCTAGATTTGCTAAAAGAAAATAAATTTGACTTTCCAGAAAAAATACAAGGAGATAATAATTTATTTAAAACTATCGAGGATAATAAAGATTTGTGTAAATTCCTCATTGACTATTTCAAAGAACAAATTGTAGCATGAAATTTGTTGACCGATACGGCAAAGAAAGAAACCTTAAAAATGCAAAGAAATATTTAATTGATTGGGAAAAACCTAGCAGAAGTAAATTTCAAACTACTGTCAAAAAATTCTTGTATAAATACTGGAAAAATGACATTGTTTTCGAAGAGTTTCGCGTGGTTGGTAGCAGACTAACTTTAGACTTTTACAACGCTAATAAAAAAATAGCTGTAGAAGTTCAGGGAGCGCAACACACGAAATTTGTTAAGTTTTTCCACAAAAACCATTTTAAATATGCTGATCAACTTAAAAGAGATGAGCACAAATTAAATTTTTGTAAGGCTAATGAAATTCAGCTAGCAGAAGTTTATCCAAAAGACGAAATCCAAGCGTCTTTATTTACAGAGCAAGATATTTATTTATGAATTTACCAGAAGGCAGTGACGATAAGGAATTTTGTATTCCCACAGAGATGGTTGATAAGCTTTATGAGCTTTCGGGAGGGGCTGATAAGTATAAAGGTGTTATTATGGCTGTTTCTTCTGAAAATGGAAAGCCGCTTATTTATTGCAAATTTGATTGTGGTATGACAGAATTTGCTTTAACAAAAACTCTGGAAAATCATTTTCAGCATACATCTAACGAAATAATAGAAGAAGACTAATGATATACAATTTTGAACTAGAAAAACAATTATTAGCTGGTTTACTCAAAGAACCAGAAAGTCTTGCAGAGATTTCTAATTTTATTAGTAATTCAGATTTTTACTCTAAACAAAGCTCGTTACATTCGGCTATCTTCAGGATTATTCAGCAAGCTATTGATGCTGGTGATGAAATTGATGAAATTATTATTGCCCAGAGAGTAAATGATATTGGTTTATCGTTTGAGGACAATCTCAATCCTTCTGATTATATTAAATCATTATCTTTGAGAAAAGTCCCCAAAGGTAATATTTTAAAGACAGCTAAAGAACTTAAAAAGTATACGATAAGAAGAGAAATACTGGAGTCTTCTCAAGAGATTGCGAAGAAGATGAAGAATATTTCTCCAGAATCTTCTTATAGAGATATTATAGAGGTTGCTGACAATGTTTATAATTCTCGCATTAATCTCTATGAGATAGGAAACGATAGTCCAGAAAATATTTATGAGGAGATGGAAGCTCTCGTCGAAGAGCGCGGGAATAATCCTGTGACTGAATTCGGCATGATGGGTCCACATGGGAAGATAAATGATATTTATGGCTCTCTTCTAAGAGCTGGTAACATTACGGTTATCGTGGCTCGTTCTGGTGTGGGTAAGACGCAGTTTTGCATGGACTATTCTACTAAGGTTAGTTTAAAATATAACGTTCCTGTTCTGCATTTTGATAATGGTGAGATGAGTAAAGAAGAACTCATCATGAGGCAATGTGCTGCTATATCTGGAGTTCCAATGCATTTGTTGGAAAATGGCAAATGGAGGCAAGCTGGACAGGATGTGGTGGATAAAGTCAGATCTGTTTGGCCAAAAATAAGTAAATTAAAATTTTATTACTACAATGTAGGTGGGATGGATGTAGATTCTATGGTTAACACTCTAAAGAGATTTTATTACGCTAAAGTCGGTAGGGGTAACCAAATGGTCTTTTCTTTTGATTATATCAAAACAACGTCTGAAAATAATGGTAATAAATCAGAATGGCAAGTTGTCGGAGAAATGGTTGACAAATTTAAGAAATGTGTCCAAAAAGAAATACTACATGACGGTAACCCTGTTATTCCTATGATCACATCAGTTCAATCCAATAGATACGGCATAACAACCAACAGGAATTCTCAAAATATCGTTGATGATGAATCTATTGTTTCTCTATCAGACAGGATTACTCAATTTTGTTCCCACATGTTTATTCTCCGCAGTAAAACTACAGACGAAGTAGAGACTGAAGGCGGGAGATTCGGAACACATAAGCTTATTAATGTAAAAGCTAGACACTTAGGTAGTGATATTGCTGGAGCTGTGGAGCCTGTAAGTATTGGAGACTCTTTGAGAAAAAATGCTATTAATTTAGATTTTAATAATTTCAATATAACAGAAAGAGGAGATCTTAGAGATGTAGCTAGAATTCTGAATGGAGAGGAAGATTTAGATAATGATGGAATCCAAGAAACAATCCCCGACTTCGATCAATTCTGAAGAATTCCAAGGAATTCTAGAATCGATAGGCTATAGTCTCATAGATTGCGGTGACCATTGGCGAACTCAAGCTCTTTACAGAGATGGAGACAATAATACCGCCGTCAAGATATACAAAAATACTGGTGTCTGGATGGACTTCGTTGAGAACAAAGGTTGCAAGCCTTTTGAGGCTCTAATCAGACTCACTTTAAAAGACAATAAACAGACAGAAGAAATTTTATTAAACTCTTCCACAGATAATCTAACTGTTTACCAGCCCAAAGAAAAAATTGAAATGGAAAAAATTTACGATGACTCTCATCTAGAGAGATTATTCCCTAACTATAACTTCTATAAAAAACGAAACATATCTGAAGAAACCCAAAAGGTTTTTCAAGTAGGTCTAGCAGGGGTAGGGAAGATGTATAGAAGAATGGTCTTTCCTGTTTATAATGAACACAAACAAATTATTGGATTTTCAGGAAGAAAAGTTGATGATGATAATAATTTCCCTAAATGGAAACATATCGGGAAGCGCAACAATTGGGTCTACCCAGCTTTTAATAAAACAACAGGGGTAGAAGAAGAAATAAATTTAAAGGAAGAAGTAATTTTAGTAGAAAGTATAGGTGATGCATTGGCTCTTTACGAACAAAACATTAGGAATGTTCTTGTCATTTTTGGTTTATCTGTTAATAATAATATTGTTAATTACCTTAGTAGTAGGCGCATTAATCGCATATATATTTCAACAAATAACGATAACAATAGCGGGGAAAATAGAGGGTTTATTGCAGCCTTGAAAAGTTTTTTGAAATTATCTAACTATTTCGATCTAAACTCTTTAAGTGTAAAATTCCCGCCGAAGCCGTATAATGATTTCGGTGATGCTCATATAGACGGTTGTGACATTAAAAAATATTGGGATGAAAAATCAATAGATCAAAATGCACAACTAAAATTTATTTGCGATTTTGTTAAAAATAATTCTTCTAGCTTCACTAAAAAAGAAGTAAAAACTGCTCTATTACTTAGTGATGCCTGAACCTCAAACACCTCTATCGGCTAGTCGAATCAAAACGGCACAGTCTTGTTCTTGGCTATATTGGTCAAAATATAAACTCCGTCTTC